CGCTTTTGCTCCCGCCGGCCTGCTCCTCAATATCCCGAAACGTCGGCCGAACTGGCGCAATCTCGCCGTGAGCCTTTGCAATGAGCCAAATAATGGCATTACTTGGGACCGTTGAAAATCTCGGCGCTATGAGCCTGGAAAGCCTGCGCATGGCGTCTATACGCTCAGGACTAAATACATGCACCCGCGGCTTTCCGCTTTTCTCGATTGTTTTAGTTAAGCCATATTTGGATTTTATGGCCCAACCCTCAGGGCCAGGCAAATGGTGGTTGATTGCGCCGCGTATCATGGCGGCTTGTCCGCGCACCTCCAAAGCGGTGAGCCCTCCAAAATTAATCGTGCTTTCGCTACGCTCGCCGGTGGCCAGGCCCAGCTCCTCAAGCCGGCGGCGGATAATTTTACCCATTGCGCTTTCGGCTCCTGGTTCCAGGGCTTCCATTAGAAAACTGAAATGCACGGCCTGGGTGGTATTTTGAAAAATCGGATTATCCACTTAATCCTCCTCAATCGTCGGCTGTATATCAGGCGTGCGGTTTGAAGCAATCAGTGCGACGGCAAATCCTACAACGCCCGCATATACGCCACAAAAAAAAGCTATCCAAATGATTTGCGTGTTACTTAGCATTTACAACCCCCTTACGCTTGAAATGGTTACAACGAGCGCCGCCGTTGTCGCTGTGTTTGTTGCCGCGGTCGCACCCTCTCACTTTTTTGTTGTTAAAAAATAAAACGCTTTCGTTTTTGCAACCGTCGCATTGCTGGCGGCGTATTGCGTCCACCAGGTCCGCCGGGTCGCGGTAAAATTGGGCAGGATATGCGGTCATTGGTCGCCCTCCGCCCACTCGTCCGCTCTAATCATTGGCTCAAATTTAATAATCTCCTCGGCCTTGTCCGCATAGCGTTTAATGGCCTGCAAGAAAACCACTTGCTTGTCGTCTTTCCAGGCAATGCCGTTAAGCGCGTCAAGCATGCATTTGGCCACGTTGTCCATGTCCGGCTTGCTGGTCGGGTATATTTCACCCGCTAAAGCCTGGGCGGTTTTCTTTTTGGACCAGCTTGCGGGTGGCGTTGTAAAAATGGTTATGCCCACCCGCAACGCGCATGTTGTTGGCGGGGCGCCTTTCATTGCCTTGTTGCCAGCTAAGGCAACCAAGTTTTCATAGCTGGACGTTTTGTCGTCGGTGTAGGTTTGCACGAACTTGCCGCGGCGTGCGAAACGTGGCCGGCCTTTGCCGCGGGCTTCGCCCGGGATAACAATTACAATCATGTCAACGCCCCCCATTGGTCTGCCATTGCGTCAGCTATGCCTTGAAACGTTTTGCTTCTTTCTTTCCAGCGGGCTGCACTTGGCGGCAAATAATGCAATCTCATGCGCTCTTTTTCTGGCAACTCCATCGTTTTTAATTTAACGTCGTTGGTCGCAACCAGCGGAGGCAATCCTTTTAGCCATAAGCATGTTGCCTTTGTTTCCATGTGGCCAAACATATATGGCTGAATAATTTGGTCCGGTTTCCTGTATAAACTTGACATAATGCAAACTGGGTTTTCAATTGCCACCATTGGAATGTGCTCGCTACGTCTAACAAGGCTCATAAAAAAAGATACTGAGGCTTGCTGTTGCCCGCGCTCTTTTTTTTCTTTAAACCAAGCCGCACCGCTAACCGCTAAGTCCGTGCATGGCGGGTGCATAATTGCTAAATCCCAAGGGTAATCAATAACATCAAAAAGTGAGCCTTGATAATGTGGGCCTGGCGCGTCAGTTGGTAATAAATCGCAACTCATAGCTTCATGGCCCAGTTTTATAAAAGCATCTCTAACAACCCCGCTATATTCACATGCAACTAAAACTCTCATGCGGCCACCTCATTATCCATATTTGCATAACCCTGGGCGTGGCAAGGCCGTGGACGGTTTGGGGAGCCTCTAAACTCAAATAGCCCGGCATGTTGCGGATTTCGGATTGCAAACAATCGGGCCATGTCCGGGATTGTGTGGTCGTTTAATTTGTATTGGCCGGTAACTTCACGGGTCGCGGTATGGTGGCGCAAATACTCGCCAATTGTCCTGGCGCTGTAATGCCTGCGTCCAGTCTTGATAATTTGCATGGCTTCATTTTCAAATGCGACGTAAAGGCGCCAGTTTTCAATTACCCAGGTTGTAAAGCCTGGTCTAAATTCCTCGCGGCGTTTCGCTAATAGCGAAATGGTTGCGGCATTACAATTTATTTTATTTTCCATTGTTATTTTTCCTTTTGTTGAAAATTGCGATAACTAATTTTTTAACGTCGTCGGCGTATTGGTCGCCATGTATTACCCGGATATGCTCTAAACAACGGCCGCGGTATTCTTTGTAGGAGCTAGACGCTATAAAATCGGCCATTTGAGCAACGGTTAAAACTGGTTTTTTATAGGGTTCATGCGTCATGTTGAGCAACAACCGCATTGCACTCGTTTATCCGTTTATGGATAACTTTAGCCGTGCAAAAACGCGCCATTATTTCGTCCATGCGCTTGCGTCCTTGTTCAATTGTTGTTGTGGTCCGGCCTGGCGGCGGTAACGCGGCCAACCTGGGTGGTATTTGCGGCAAGTCGGTCCTGGCCATTGCTTCGTCAAGCGCGCGTTGCCAGCGTTGTTTTAACACGGCATACGGGACGTTAAACAAATCAAAGGCGCCGATTTTAACCGCGGCCCAATAGATTGCTGGCGAGCTCCAATTGTCCAGGCCCTCCTCCCTTAACCGCATTTGCTTAACGGCTTCGGCATGCGCTTGCTCATGGCTCAACGTCGGTCGGCATGCGCGTATAAACTCGGTTAAACTTGGCGGCCAATCGTAAATTTTACGGCAAGCAACAATCCCGGCTTTAATCTCATGCGGCGTTAAAGCCTCCTCAATAAACGCCTCCGCCCAGCTTTCGCGCCAATTCTGTATTGCGTGCTCGCTGGTAAATGCTGAGCGCCATTTGTGCGGATAATTGCCGTACAGCTTGTTAAATAAACGGTCCATGATTGATAGCGGCCGTAATCCGTCAGGCATAGGCTTTGGTATTAAAAACGGGTTGCTATTCGTGCTCAATTGTTTGGACATTGTTAACCTCCTGCTGATTGCTTCCATTGACAAATTTAACCGGGTCAAACTTTACGGGGCCGCCGTTGGTTTTATAGCCCTTTTCACGTCGGCACCAATTGCGCCAGGTTGCCAACCAATCCGCCTTGCGGCCTTTGGCACCAGGTTGAGCAACCCAATAATCTTTAAATTCCAAAAACACGGCAATGCATTTTTGTTTATTCCAATCCTGCCGTATTTTCAACGCTTCAACATACCAATCATTTGAAAGCTCCATGTCTTTATCAAATCTTTGTCCCTTAGGCTCAGATTTGGAATTTTTAGAGGGGCTCTCTCTCTCTGCCTCTTCCTCTCTCTCTGCCTCTTCCTCTGCCTCTCTCTCTTTCTCTTTCTCTTTCTCTAGTGCATCATCTTGATATCGCTCTGATATCATGTTGATATCGTATTGTTCCAGCCAATGGCTTAGCTTTGATATTGTTGAATTTAAAGCACTTTCCGAAATTCGCAATCTAAATGCAAGCTCGTCGTTAGCTGGTAGGTTGCCGCCGTCCTCGCTTGCAATCACCCAAATCATTACGAGCAATTTTGCACTGTCGCCGTCCAATTTATGCCATTGGATATCGTCCAAAATGTCCCTATATAATTTTATCCAGGGTGGCCTCCGGTCTTTGAAGTGCTGAAACTTGCCCCAATTTTTAACCCTATAATTCATTAACTTGCCTTTCAATTTGCCATGTTAAAAATCCGGCGTGGGGCGGTGGGCAAATTTCACCGCCCCGTTGTATGCACACAACTGCCGGGGTACTGCTCATTTGCTGGCGCTCTTTTTGGGCGCCGGCGTTAAATCATTGATGAAAAAATTAAGGAGTTGCTGGGCGGCTTCCAGGTTTGGCGTTGAGCCGTTAGCAATTCGGCTAATGGTCGCCTGGCTAATTCCTGTTGCCTTTGCAATCTGTGTGTGTTTACGGTAATAATCAACACTTAATTTGCGCCTCA